TTCTGCCAGTGTGATCTGTGAAGAGTCATCTGAACTCATTGTGGTTCCAACGAATTTCATTGCTCCCAGTTTGATGCTCCCTGTGCCGTTTGGTGTGATTGTAACGTCACCGTTAGTCACTCCCGTGGTTATGGCGTAGTTGTTGACGTCCATGTTGGCATCCAACGTGTTAATGTCGTTGTCTGCACCGTATAATTCTATGAAGTTGTCATTGATCTTGTCAAATGCCGTTCTTAATGGATCACCCGTGCCATCATTGGCGCTAGATCCTATGTTGATGTTCTGTCTTGCCATGTGTTGTTTTTCCTTTTGTTATGGATATTTATCGTAGATTCTATAAACCTAATGTAATTATTACAGGTCTATAAGTGTCCTTTGGAACTTGAACACAAGTGATCCAGCGGATTCGTTCGTGGCACGCAGTCTCACGTTACCGTTGTTGACGTCTGCCGTGAACGAGGCCAAGGGAGACGTGTGTGACGTCGTGCTACCAAAGGCAGTCACATAGGCTTCTATGGTGCTGTCCGCACTGGGTCCGTGTACCACGTTGGCCTCCACTATCTCGTACCTGCTGTTTGTGGCATCTGAAATAGAGATGTAATATTTCGCACTCCTGTACACTGTGGAATCAAAACTGTCCACCGTGTCGGTCGTGGAAGATGAAATGGTCGCGGTGTTGTCATTCACGTCCGAATGGTTCAGCGTGGCGCCCGACGCCGCGAACCCTAGGTTTCCACTGCCATCTGTCTTTAGTAACTGTCCCGTGCTTCCGTCTGATGTTGGGAACAGGAATCCAGAGATTGATACCGTGCCCGTGCCGTTGCCTGAAAGTTCGAGATTGGCGTTTGATACATTTGTTGAGATGGTATTATCAGTTATTGTGATATTATCAATCACCATTGAATTGTTGACTGTCAGTGTGGTAAAAGTCGCCGCCGCGGCCGAGTTGGCCCCGATCACCGTGCCGTCTATTGTGCCACCGTTTATGTCCGCATTGTCTATTTTGACGTATCCGGTTCCAGAGGCAGAAAGCACTAGGTCGGAGTTTGATTGTGTTGTTGTGATCTCGTTGTCGGTTATGGAGATGTTCGAGTCCACTATGATCTTAGGTGCCGTGACTGATCCTGTGCCATTGGGCAATAGCACAAGGTCATCATTGCTCCTAGTGGTCGTGATGTTGTTGCCGCTCACTGTGATGCCACTCGCGAACAACGGTGATGCGTACAGTTCGGTGAACATGGTGTTCACGTTCTGCATGGCGCTACGTAAGGTATCGCCCGTTCCGTCGTTAGCATTTGATCCTACATTTAAAGTTATCTGTGCCATTATACTTTTATTAATCTCCTCACGAATTTTATTACTTGGCTGTTAGTGTTATTTACTGTTCCCAGCAATCTAACGTTGCCGCTTGAAATTTCTATAGACAGGTCGATCGAGTCGTATATGGTGGATCCGTCACCGTGTCCGTTGGTGGCCTCACCAAATGAACTGATATACGCCGTTGATCCGTCGTGTGATACGTTTGCCTCTATCAATGTGTATCTGTCCGCTGTGGCATCTGAAATCTGTATATGATATTTGGCACTGCGATATGTGGAGGCACTGAATGAGTCTATGACCTGTGTGGTAGAATCACCATTCAAGGTGACCGTGCCATCGTCTAGATTTGTCTGATCGAACAGCAAGGGTGATGTGAACCAAGACAGTTGTCCACTCCCATCTGTCTGTAGTACTTGTCCCCCCACTCCGTCACTGTTGGGTAGATTTATTCCGTTTATTCTAACATAACCCGTTCCGTTGGCACCCAGTTCCAGGTTGGAATTTGATGCGTTGGCCTTGATCGTGTTGTCCGCCACGGTGACGCCATCGATGACCAGTGGCGAATTGTCGTAACTGAGAGCGGTGAAGGTCCCCGCCGCTGGGGTTGATGAGCCTATTGGTGTGCCGTCTATGTTGCCTCCGTTTATGTCCACATTGTCTATCATGACAGATCCGGTGCCACTAGCGGTCAGCACAAGATCAGCGTTTGACGTGTTCACACGTATCTCGTTGTCTGACATCCTTATGGTGTGGTCTATGGTAAGATCTGAGAACCTGACTATACCGGTGCCATTGCCGCTGAGTGATAGATCGGAGTTGGACAAGGTGGCATTGATGTTGTTTCCTATAAAGTCTATCTGTGACGATACGTAACTGGTCGCGAACAGTTCCGTGAAGTTGTTGTTGATCTTGATGCCGGCACCTCGGATGGTATCTCCCGTACCATCATCAGCCTGTACTCCGATGTTGATTACTTCCTGAGCCATGTTAGATACTCGCTAGTGTGATCTTTTTCCATATCACTGTTGAACCATCATAGTTCGCAGTGCATACATATAAATTTGTTGCGTCCCAACTGATTGAACCTGCCACGTCACCCGTGTTCCCTACAGCAGTCGCAGTTTTCGTGGTCTTGATCACAAGTCTGTCTGCTTCTATCTGTACCTGTCCTGTTCCGTTTGGATCCAGTATGATATTTCCGTTAGTGTCAGCACTCAATAAAGTGTTGCCTGACATCTGTAGATCACCAGCCAACTCCGCGAAATTGGCGTTGACCTTGGTCATAGCGGTACGTAGGGTATCACCCGTTGCTGGATTTCCTGCCGTTCCTGTGTCTATTGTTAATCTCGCCATAATGTGTTATTCGTATTTATTAAATACTAATATGTTCATAGAAACCCTAAAGACCATGAAGTTGTACAAGAGGGAGAGCAAACTGGGTACCATGCACAACTATCGCAGGAAGAACCTGATCTACGTGTTCCGGTGCGATGCCTGTTCAGACACATTCATGAGGCCCAAGTCAAAAGTGGATCCAGCCCGTGCTTCAAACGATTACAAACACGTGTGCAACAAGTGTGATTCTAAGAAATTCGCCCAATCTGTGGGTGTCAAGATGCGTAGGGTGTATCAGTTGGACGCCAGCAGTACCAAGACCCTATAACTCACGCCATTTGATGTCATCGCGAAGGCCGGAGATCCATCTCTGTAGGTCAGCGTATATGCCCGACTTTATGTTAGGTTGATCGAAGTACCATCTCAGGAACGGATTGCCTTCTAGGTATTCTCGCCTGTTGATGAAGTGGAAGTTTGTCTTAGGGAATCTGCGGAACGTCTGTCGCAGTTGGTACATCCATTCGTATTTCAGGTAGGCCTTCATGCTCTCGCGTCCAGGATAGTTACGTGTTTCCTTGTAGATGTTGTTCTGTATCCGGCTGGGCGTGTCCATCTCCCACTGCTGGGCACCCATTATGTCGAACGCCATGATCACCACGTTCCTTATGCCCGACTCCGCCGCCATCAGCACCGCACTGCATCCTGATCCCCTGGCCTTGGAGAAGTCGTTGGTTTTGATTTTGCCACCTTTCTTGATGTCACCGCCTCGCCAGACCCTGTAGATCTTGAGTCCCTCGGGCACATCGGTTTCCTTGTCGCCATCACAGATGTAATCCCACTTGCTGATGTCATTGATGCTGTATATTCTCGGTGATTCTTTGCCGTCGTTGTGCCATTGAGCAAGTTCCTCATACATTTCAGGATTCACTGCCACTATGTGATCACATAGTTTGGGATGGTCCCTGTATATGGCGTTACAACCATATATGATGCCGTGTCCTTTTAGTGTCTCTATTGGGAATATGTTTCTGCTTTCACCGTTGCCTATCACGAATGCGGTGTCCATTAGATGCCAAATGACTCTCCACATCCGCATGCGGAAGTTGAATTGGGGTTTGATATCTCGAACTGTGATCCGAATGTCTCCTCGATCCAGTCCACCTTGGTTCCGGCCACGTACAACATACTTGTCTCGTCCACAACGAAACGTCCGGTGCCCCAGTCCTCGACGTGATCCCCTTCGTTGATGCTGTGTTGATTTTCTATGAATCCCCACTCGTACTTGAATCCCGCACAACCTCCCCCCAACACCATTAGGCTTACTGCCCACTTGTCCGGGTTCTTGGCCAGCAGTCTTTCCATCTGTTGTTTGGCGGCGTCTGTTATAGTGAATAGGCTCATACTAGTAATTATCTTACCTTTGACCCATGTTCTTGATTCCCACTGCCAGCCAGAACCTAGTTGCGTCTCGTTTCCGCTGGAAGCTCATGTAGGCGTTCTGGTCCTCCCAGTGGTTCTTGGGATTCTCTATCTCTCCCGCAGGCTCGAACCACCATCCCCATCTGCCCTCGCAGTTGATCTGGCACCACTCGATGCAGTCACCCATTATGCCGTTCGAGTTCATGTCTATGTTGAAGCGGAACTTCTTCATGTACCCGCAGTCCTCGGGTACCTCGTCCAGGTGTGCCTTAACCCTTTTGACCTTGGCCGCTTGATAATACTTTCTTTCCAGCCTGCTCATTTTTATTTGTAATATCCCAATTTCTGTAATAGGTTTTTATTACAGAACAGAGGTCCTAGATTGTATCTATTTTGTTGATCGTTGAATTCGCTGAAGAATCTTTTTTGGTTCATTCTACCTATGTCCGTGTAAGGCTTACCCTCGGCGAAATGAACGACCTTGGTGGGTTTCAGTCCAAGCACCTTGCACCAATGAGTTTGCTCGGTGTGATACTTCTGCACCATGTAATCGACCGGAAATTTTTTCATGCACTCGAATCCCAACCCGGTGGCCAACCTATTTGACACATTTTCGTCGTTGCTGATCTGCATGGGATCAAAAACTTTTTCCCTGGTCATTCTTAGTGCCACTCTGGCGTTAGCGATAGGAAAAGTTTTGCTCATACTGAAGCTCAAAGATTTTATGCAAGTCGGAGTGAGATCTATCTGGAATGAGTCAAAAGTGGCGTTAGGCAAATAGATAAAATCTAACATCACAGGTACTCCCATCTTTTCGCATTGTTCTATCAAATTTTTTTGTTGTGGATGTTTGTCGCCTAGTCTCGCGAATGGACAACTGATTATGACAACATCGTTGGGGGCAAGATCGGCATCCTCTATGTAGGCCCAGTCCAATCCTTGTTTTTTCCAGCACTCCATGTGCCACCAGTATTCTCCCTTGAATATTCTAAATCTACGGTCACGATGCGTCATATAGAAATTCAAGAAGTATTCCTGTGAACCCTGTGAGAAACAACTGTGTTTAAATTCGTCCAATCCATTGAACCTGAATCTCGGGCATGTTTTCAACCACTCGGGAAAGAATTCTTCGAACCTCTTCACTATCCATGGATCTCTAAGATATTTGTTTATGTTCACTTTGTCTGTGAACGCTATCAAGTCCTGGTCCTTGATGCAGTTTCCACTGGAGTACACGCTCCATGTTTTTGATCTTATCTCATGGAAATCAGCACTCGCGGGAATGTTCCAAAGGTACTCTCCTGGCACATCCAGTTTATTCTGGGTCGATGCTGTCATCAATGCCCAAGCGATCTTTATTATCTTGTCGGTATCTTGCTTAACTTCTGACATGCTTCCTCGTAATAGTTGTAATCCACTTCCCAGTTGGGATCATTGTTGTTTTTTTCCTGGTCGGTCCTAAGGAACCACTTGAGTACGGGAGAATCAAATTTCAATTCCCAGAACCCCTTTGGTCCAAAAAACAGGCATGAGTCAATAACAGAATCTTTAGAAACGTATCTGCTCTGCCATATGAGATGTTGTAGGTCCACACCATCTATGATTAACTTTTCTAGTTCAAAGTTTAAGTCGTGCAAGATACAATTATTTTCGTCTAATATAGTGTCGTTGCCTTGCTTGTTTTCAAAATGTATTCGCAGGATGTTTTCTCGTTGGGTTGGGGGTGCATCTATTTTTATTTGCGGTACTACATTACCAAAAAAAATATCATTTCCATTAAGTTCTATCCTACAGGACGGGTGTTTACCATTTACTAAATTAATGTTTTTGAATGTGAATATGAAATTCATATGTTATATTATAAAAAAACTATTTCCAATTGTCAATGACAAACTGGTCGCCGCATTCTATGGGATTAGGTGACCCATGGAAAACAGCCACTCTATTACCGGGTAATATTTTCACAGGTTCTCTGAACCACTTCTTGCCATCCTTGGTTAATAATTTAGTGTCCTTGAGACCTATCATCTCCCACTTGTATGACCTTAACCATTCATCCGGGAACCATGTGATGTCGTCCTTGGCCCTTTTTGTTATCCAATCCTGGTCGCCATGGTTCTGTTGCATGATCTGTGCGGATCTGTCCTTGAATTCTGTCCATAGGTAGTCCATGGTGCCCGACTGCCAGCGCATACAACTGCTGTTGCTCAGTTTCCAGTCCTTGACCCTACACCTATTGAAGTCCCTGATTATGTTGAATTTGCCCTGGTGGGTAAACAATGGATCTATGTTATCAAATATCACGACATCCAAGTCGAAAAATAGTATGTTGCCCTTCAAGGGCATCTCGGGTGCAAACATCCACAGTTTGCTCCACCATGACTTGATCCATGGATCCGTGGGCAGTTTTATTATGTTTATATCTGGATCCAATCCAGTGGGATCATCAGTGAGGCAGTGGAACTGGTAGGGCACGGTGGTGTGACGCCTGACCATTCTGTTTAACACGTTGGGATATTTGGAGATGTATTTGTTGCCCCATTTAACGCATACTACGTGATTCATAACCTTCCTTTAATCCTTCGATTTGTATCTGTTTCCAACTGTCGCTATCCAGAGTGTATGGATATTCGCAAGAAACAAGTTCCTCGGTTGTGTATATTTCTTTGATATTTAAATTATTCTTCATCTCATCATACACTTCTAGAAAAGTTTTCTGTCCGAATGCTGTTTCCATATCGACTTGTCCTAGTTTTATATAACCCAGAGAAAGTTTTGGATCATTCCACTCGTAATCGTTTTCACTGAGCCACGCACGGAATTGATCCATTTCCTCTTTTTTAAAAGTATCTTTTTCTGTGATAGTTTGTCCCCATTCTATGTCGAACTCACCCGAATAATATCTTTGGTGATTTATTTCACTACACATGGATTCTGTCATTTTTGGTGCATCCTCGTCTTTGAACACCTCATACAATGTTTTTCCGACCTGGCTCCAATGTAAGTACACTCCACCTAGCTCTCTGTTGTACCTGTTTTCTTTGAACAATAGAAAATCTTCTTCGTGCAGATTATATCTAGGTGCGTTAAGGAATGTTGTTATCTGGGAAGGGCGTATCCATTCGGGTTCGTATTTCGTCTTTCTGTAGGACATTACCCAACTTTCTATCTCGTGACATATGTTGTTCAATTGTCTAATCGCATATTTTGTGTTATGATCTGCCTGTTTGTAGAAATTGGATATGTTCCAAGCAGTGCCCTGGAGATCTTCGAAGTATCTGTGTAGCAGATTACATGAATCGTGTTTTAGTCTCAGACCCATCATGCTATCATCCTTTCCCACGGGGAGACTAGCACTGTATTGAAAATCGTCTGTCACGAACGGGTGTATTTTTTCATAGGGTGGCTCAAATTCGAATGAATTTATTTGTGAAATATTTTTATTGAGTTCATTTACTAGATAAGACAGATCCCTTTTTGATTCGGCCCAACCTAGGAAACAGAAATTTTTTTCTAATATCCTTCTTTTTTTTAGATTATCCTTTAAGGCCTCTAGGAATCTAGTCGCCAGTGGGGTGTCGTACAGATCTATCTTGACCTGTTTGTTGTCATAAACAACTACTATCTTTTCTGGGATAAATTTATTTCCTGCTGTAGATGGCACTGTTGGCTCCGTGTTCCATACACTCCACGCTCTCTACGAAACACCTGCCGTCGGTCTTCTCACGAATCAATTGGTCAGCGAAGTCGAAGGCGTGCTTGGCGAACATCTCGGCGCCGACGCCGTCGAACACCACGATCTCCGCGAGGTCATGTTTCTCCAGTTCCTTCAGTTTGTCCAGGTGTGGGTCGTTCTTGTCCACCGCGGTCTTGTGATCGAAGTGATCCTCCAACCATTTCTTCAGTGGTTTCAGTCCCCCGAAGTCCACGGCCCAGTTCTTGTTGTCCAGCTCTTTACATCCAAATGTGAATCTAAACGCCAGGCTGTAGCCGTGCAGTAGGTGGCAGTGTGAGTGGTCCGCGTTGGGCTGTCTGAAAACGCAGGCCAGTCCTATGTTGTGTCCGTATGTCTTTGTTGAGTAGTAAGTCATCTTTTCTCCTTGTTTCGATGACTTGCAGAGTGTTTATAGAGGGATGAAAGTCTTTGAGTCCTCTCGATCATCAGTTCAACTTCTTGTTCATCTTCTGATCAATCTCCAACTGCATGGCCGAGTCTCTTATCTTATCGGTCAGCTCGTTGGGTATATTTAATTCACCATCTATGATGCTCTTGAGAAAGTGCACCAACACCGAGAACTCCGGCCTGTTGGCCACGGTCTCTGGGTCTATGCCATGCGTCTCCATGGCGTTGAGCAGTGCCTCTGATGTGTCCACCAGTGCCCGCATACCCCTGTTGTGTTTCTCGAAGTGCTTCATCAGGTTATGATCTTGGGTTTGGGAGGTGTCTGTATGGTCGAGAATATCCTCTTGTACTCGCCCTCGATCTTGTCGTTGATGTACGCGATCGCGATCACCTGTGCCTTGGCTATCTTTATCACTTCATCCTGTCTGGCAGTGGAGAAAAACGTACCGAACGCTAGGCCCTGAGGTCCCTGCATCAGCACGAGTGCCTTCTCTATGCTCACGCTAGAGTCGTCGTTGCCTTTGTAATTCGCTATGACCTCTTCCCCTGAAGCCAGTTTTAGAGTGATGAGATCTCCATCTTTGTATTTTTCAAACATATCACTATTATAGACTATTGTGCGAGCTTGTCAATATATTTCCGCAATTCCTTGTCCTGCACGTTGGTGGGAATCGTGTTCCGGAAGAATATCTGGTAACTGTCCGAACCATACTTGCCGATGCCGTGTAGGTCACTGGCCTCTTTTTTATCCCATGCGAGATATTGCTCTGTCATCTTCCTGATACGTTTCGACCTAACCTCCCACATGCCCAGGGGTCGCAACATCTCCTGTTGTGTCTTCAACCTGCCACGCAGGTATGCCCGTGGATTGGGATATCTCTTGAACAGTCGTGGTAGGATTATCTTGACATGCTTACGGTAAGTGAGGTTCAGGCACATCACGGCCACCATGTGTTTCCACTCTCGGTGTGGCCCGCGTATCTGCTGTTGCACCATAAGGTGTTCCACCATGGGTTTGATCATAAAGCAATTATATTTTGAGATTACTACTTTGTCAACTCGCCAACAAACTGTAATAGGTACCTATCGTGTGCACCGGCATTGGCAGATCCGTGTGGCATGTACCACGGAAAGGTGTATGTGTCACCCTGTTTCCATTCGGTTATGGTCTTGTTACCAGATATGAATACCTGTCCCACAGACCAATCATTACAGAAAACCACCCCTGAGAAAATGTCTTTCGTAAGGGTTTCGGAAAAATTAAAATCTCCCCGTGTCATGTGCGTCCTGTACTTGTCTATGTGTATTCCACAAACATTGCCTGGACTCTGTACATTTAGATAGACCTGTGTCTTGTCTATGTTAAATTTTTTCTTGATCGATTGGTGTATGACATGATCATTATCAAACTCGTGTCTTCCAATTTGATTGTTTTTTATCATTCCTTCATGAAGAGTTTGTCCAATCTTGCTTATGGCCTGTGTGTGAAAAGGTTCTTCGGTTGGTTGTAGTTTTAAAATTTCATTGAAATCTAACTCTATCTTTCCTGTGTATTCGTATTGTGGACCATCGATATTTTCTCTCCATACCTTCATGCTGATCTCAGTCAGGCCATCGATGTCTTCTATTAGATCTAACCATTTTGTATTTTCGTATTTTTCTATGCTCATTTTTTTGTCAACTGCTTGTTGATGAATTTCGCCATGCCATCGTAGGTCTCCTGGAACACATTTGGATGTTGGCTCCATTCCTTGGGCATATCCCAACGGTCATGGTTCACAACTATCCATCTCACGTCTGGATCCGAATAGCCCATCAGTTTGTGGAACTGGTATATCCAGTAGGATGGATCAACCGGTCTCTTGATGTAGGTGTAGCCCTCCGAGCCGGTGTACATGTTATTGATACGGTCCTTCTCCAAGGGGTGTAGGTCGAATCCCAACATGAATATGGCCTTGGGTCGGAACGTCAGTGCGAGATTCCCCGCATGCGGTCCGGTGCCCCAGTGGAATGGATCATCCTGTCGCTTGTCCCCCGAGTAGGGTAAGTCTGGTAATTTTCGAACATTGGGCCAAGCC